CTACGATCCCATGAACCGGGATCGCCGCACACTGCGTTCGAGCGGCAGGCCGTACCCGATTAGGCAAAACTGGTCCAGCGCAAACAGAACCACCGATTCTAACCGCGATCCCGACGCAATTCGCTGTTCTTTCTGCCAGGGCGTGGTGTAGTTGCTGATACCCACCAGGTGGCTGCTTTGAGAGGGCGGGAAGCCGCGCAACCCGGGCAATTGAATCGACTGCGTGATCCTGTTCAGGTCCCGCTCGGCGGTATAAGTGAAATTCTCCGTCTTCAGACAGGCCAGATTCACGGGCGTCCAATCTTCGCCGGGAAAGTTGATAAGTTGATTGAGCGCCGTATCGTTCACGTCTGTTGGATACAGCACCTCGAACCGCGCGCTGGGGAACGACGATCGCACGAAATCCCGGATCGCCTTGGTAAACGCCCCGATCAGGCCTGGCAGGAATGCGCACTCTTGCGCCAACGGCCCCGGGTCGGCATATTGGTTCGCGATGACGGCCATGGGCCGCCCGTACGCAATTTGGAAGGCTGCGGTGGTGTAACCGTCATAGAGCGGCAGACCCGGTTCCGCGACCGCCGTTGCAGTGGGGCCGGGGAAGTACCACCACTGCACCTCGCCGAACTGTAAGTACGGGGTCATACCGGCTCCAGCCATCAGGCCAGCCATGTCGGTGTGCACCTGCCGCCAGAAGGCGGTGCTCGCCGGCCCGAAGTTTGTCTGCAGGGCCGGCGTCGTCAGCCAGGCCGGATCGCCGTTCGGATACCTCTGTGCGATTCCCGTGGCCGGGCTGTCGTCGCCATGTTGCAGTTCCATGCTGAACGAGACCGCCGCGGCGATCCCGTAGCCCTGCAACGCCGCAAAGAAACTGCTGCTCCAGTCGCGCGCTGCGCGGTTGATCCGCGGCATGGCTGTGAGATCGGTGCGCCAGAAGTTCTGATTGGGGTCGGCGCAAGTGCCGTCAATCCCTCCGCCCAGCGCCGGCGCGCTCCTCTGCGCCGTCAGAGGCGTGCTGTTGTTCGCGGAGTTCACGGTGGTCGCGGAGACGCTGAGGCCGTTTCCGGCGGTGCCCATCGCGCGAGCTATAATCGCCAGCACCGCACCATTGGCTTGCGCCCACACGCTGTTCGAACCGGCATTAATCAACAGCGCGAAGCACGTTGCCACGCTTTCGGCGGTGTCGCCGATCAGGTTCACGTGCTGCATCAGAGTCCCACCGAGGTTGACGCTGGTGATCTGGCCAAATTCCGGATGGCCTGCGAACGTGATGGCTGCCGAGGCGTATTGCTGGCCCGGCCGGAAAAGTTCATAGAACCAAAGGGCTCCGGCATAGTGGTTGGCCCTGCCGAAGAATCCTAACTTCTGAATCAGCCACGCTGTCCTTTCCGGCGCCAGCGCGATCGAATGGTTCGTATCCCAGTCGGTTGCCAAGGTGATCCCTGGAATCGCGGCGAACTCCGGCAATTCGTTCGTGGGAACCGCAATCTCCAGAAAATCGAAATAGAAATAAGTTCCGGCGGCGCCGTCGTGAGTGATCGCGACGCTGTGTTGTACTCCTCCCGCCAATTGACCCAGCGGCACCCGAACCAGAACATCCTCGCCCGGTAACGACAGGTTTACAGGTACTGCCGCATTCCCATCCACTTGCACCGAAACGTGCCCGCCCCCGCTGGCGTAGCGCGTTCCCAGGTACAAGGTGTGGTCCGTGCCAGCCGTGTACAAACAGCGGAGCGAAGATCCGGGAGTCGTTGTCCAGTGAATCAGACCGCCCGAAAAGTTGCCTATGCCGCCGCTCCACTGGCTTGCCGGCGAATACGCAATCGCCGTAGAGTCGTCTTCGATCCGCCGGCTCCCGGGTCCCGCCACCTGGTAAAGCAGATTGCTCCCGGTCACCGACCAATTGGTCACCGCTACACAAAACTCAGTCCGCTGGAAGTTGCCGGGCTGCAGGTCAGCCGCCCACGTCCAACGCAGCTTCCGCACGCTCGACGTCGGCACGGAAACCAGTTGCGAGCGGTCCGGGTTTATATAGCCCCGGAGTGCGCCGAAATTCAGGTTCACCTGCCACCGGTTCGGTGAGGTCCCGCCGCTGAACAAGGCCGAGCTCGGCGACCACGTTTCTGTCGCCGCGCCATGCGCCGTGCCATACACTCCGATACGATTCGCGTTTGCGCCCGAGTTAGCTGTGTATGCCAGGGTGATTTGCGCCCCGGTTGCCGAAGCGCTGACGGTGCCGTCACCCCACTTGTTAATGCCAGCGGCCAGTGCCGTCACCGCGCTCTCCAGAGTATCGCTTCCGGTCAGCAGGTAATTGAAATGCTGATCCAGCCACGCCAGTTCAATATAGTCCCCTCCTGTGACCAGCCCCTGCAATTCAAACGTCACCGTGGCGAAAGCGAACGCTCCGTCGGTCGGTGTCGCATACCCCAGCCGCGAATCGTTGAGCGGCACGTCATATAAATTCTCCACGCCGTTGTCTTCTGCCCAGATCCGCAGATACGGCCATTCCACCGTGGGGTAAAGGGTGGAGTCCATCGGAATCGAGCTGGTGCGGACTTCCTGGTAGCTGAGCCGCACTCCGCTCAGGTCGCCGTCGGGCAAATTCCGCAGCGCAGGGTGCTCGAACACGTTGTCGCGGTTCCACTCCACCACTACCCAATCGAACTGTTCCCTCCAGGAGCCCGAAACCGTGAAACCGTTGGGACTGGTCTGGCTGAGTGCCGCCACCGCCGACGGCTCCAGAAAATAGCACTGAAGGTCTCGATCGGGCTGCAGTTTAGTAAGTTGCTCTCCCATTAGAGTCGGATGATAACCGTAAGGTCTGCCCCGGGAATAGTCTGGCCTACCGACAGCACCGCTACCGTCAACTGTCCCATCTCCGGCAGTGGGGGAAGCGTGCTGCCGTCAATGCTATTCGAAGGAATCGTTCCCGCCTGGAATGTCAGTGTGCAATACAACGCGCCGTTGAGGTTTACCTGTACCTGCACTTGCGCATCTGCCGCCGTCCCCAGAACGGCAAATACGTCCCGAACCGAGTGGGCCGTCTCCACTACCAGCGGCGGCGCTACGCATTGTTCCACCGCCAGGAACCCATCCACTTGGATCGAATACTGCCCGCCCGAAAGAGTGCGCAGGCCATTGTCGATGTTGTGGGTCATGCTGATACCCGCCACGGAACTATTCCCCATCTGGTTCGTCACGAACAATTCGGCGCTGCCCACGCGGATGTCCGGCAGCGCAATTGAGTAAGTCCAACTCCCGCTATAGGGGCTGCCGAAGAAGCCATCGGGAAATGGCACGATCGCGGTTTGGTTCGCCAGGTGATAGACCGGTGTCGCAGCAGTATGAGCGGCCGCCGTGCTGCCATCAACCCCCCGAGCCACGCCGTACCCGGTACCGTTGTTAGTCACCGCCGTCACACCAAGGATCTCGCTATCGATCTGCAGCACGCTTCCCACCTGTCCCGGGCCTGCGGCACTCAATGCCAGCGTCTGATCGCCCGCCGCCATGGCGCTGGCCAGCAGAGTCGTCGGTGTTCCCAGCAGTTCGTTCCAGTAATACAGGGTAAGTGTGCCCGACGAGATCGAATTGGTGTTCGTCAAGTCGGTGAACGAGACGCCGCTCAACACCACCGTGCCGCCGCCGGCCCCCGGCCCCAGTCCGAAGAACGGTTGCGGCGGCACTTGTGTATCCGCCGCTCCCGACCCTCCGGTCGTCCATCGAGTCACCGTCGAAATCGCCGGCGAACATTCGACGTTATTCACGTTGGCCGCGCGGCCCGTGATCTGCACCACCTCGCCCGCCCGATTGGGAATCGCAAACTGCACCGGGCTGCTCGCGGTAACGGCGCCGAAGTGCCATCCCGCCTCCGCCACGGCGAAGAAACTCGACGCGTCCGGTTCCACATCCCACGTCGCAACCGTCAGGGTGGTCGCATCGTTGGCCGCAATACTCCGTTCCTGGCCGGCGCCTCTGCCGCGCGCGATCCGCAGCGTCATTCCTTTGTAACCGTTCACCGCCATCTGCAGAGTTCCATTTCCGGCCATCGTAGATGAGTGCGCTGTCACAGCGATCTCCGGCTGCAACTCCGATCGCCAGTAGAAATCAGCATGGTCGAAATTCGAATCCACCGGCGGAATCAACTGATTGGCCAGTCCCGTATCTGTGAAGCTGGCCGCGACCGGCTGATCGGACGCAACTCGCCATAACTGTACCGGTGAGCTTCCACGATATATGTTGAACCCGGTGGTTCCTGTCGCAAAGCTCAGCCCAGTCAACGTTACGCTGCTTCCGTTGCTCGCAATCGATGCTCTGACCGTGAAGGACAGCGCGCTCTCCTGTCCGGCGCTGTCTTCCGCGGAAACTGCGTAGTACAGGATCTCGCCGCCAATGATGGTGCCGCCCGTGCCGATCGTCGGCGACAGGTTTACCAGGGGAATGCCCGGACCGCCGCTCGTAACCGTGGCCGGTGGAATAAAGCTCACGATCACGCTCGTCTCTATCGTGCCGTCGCTGTTCGTAGCAGCCGTTTCGACTACCCCAAACTGAATGTTTCCATTTCCGTCAACCACGCTTCCCATCAGCGGATTCGGCAGGCCGACCCCGGAGTTGTCCTGGATCACCACGCCCGATGGCGATGTCGCCTGCCCGTTCGTGTCGGCATACCAGGCATCGTCGTGGATCTGCGCTAGGATTGTCGAAGTCCTATAGTTGGTTGCCGGCGAGATCTTCAGCACGCGAAACGGCTGGCGGGTGAATCCTTCCTTTAAGTAAGTCACCGTAATCAAGTCGCCCGGCGCCACGCCGAAGACCTGCACACTGGTCTGGAATTCGATGTAGGTGTTCCCGAGAATCGACTTGTCCAGGTTAAATTTCAGAATCCGCGCCGCTTGGTCGTACTGCGGAAGCCCTAGCGCCATCAAGGTCGAGTAAGTCATCTGCCCTGTCAGCGCCACGTCGTCCGAGTCCGCCATTTCGTAGCTGTCTTGCTGGTAACCGTTGAGCGAATCTTGAAACTCCACCGACATGTCGTTGGGCGTGTCGGCGATGCTCCGCGATGTCAGCACCACGCTCGCGGCTCCGCTCGGTGTTCTCAGGATCCCTGAAAACCCGTTGCTGCCGTCCCCGAATTCGTAACTCGGCCACCCGCCGTTGAGCGTCTCGGTGCTGTTGGACCATGCCTGCTGGGAGGGCCTCTCCAGCGCAATTGTATTCTCGACCCGTGCCTGCAGGACTCCGCCCGGCCCATAGGTCAAGTACATTCGGGAACAGTTGCGAACGCCCCGTATGACGTCTCCCGCACTGCGCCGGCTCTGCAAGAGCAGATTGCATTGAAACCGCGGCAGGTTGATGGCGTTCCCGTTCGGATCCACCGCCGCTATCGTCTCGTCGCAATATGCCGCCGCTGCCGCGAAGCTCGCAATGTCCGTCTCGGCTGCCGTCCACCCGCTTCTTCGCAGCACGTCCAGCAGAATCCACGCCGGGTTGCTCGAGAACTGGTCGCTGAGATAGGTCCCGTCCGTTCCGTACACCGGTACCAGCAAACCCTGCACCAACACCTCCACGCTCGGAAGCGAGGTGCCGTTGTTCAACTGGTTCGGGACCACCACCGAGAGATATGCCATGCTGCCGTAAGGATCGCCCGCGGACGCTCCGCCGGCATCCGTGAAGTTGGGGTCGAAGGCGCCGTCTCGCGTCCCTAATGTTTCAATGTTGTACCAACCGGTGCCGGTCATGTTGGCGCCTGTCACCCCGAGGGGGATTTCCACGCCGCTCACCAGAACCGTCAGCACGCCTTGCATCTGGCCGATTCCCAGCAGCGCCTCCATCCGCGTCAGGTTTCCGTCGTTGCGCGCAAATACGACCTTCGGCGATTGCCAGACAGTGCCGTAAATCATCGGCACATAGTCGTTATAGAGCGCTTGGTTCACCGAAACCGCCGAGGTGGACGAACCCTTTCCGTATCCGCGAACCGTGATTGCCGGCGGCACGAACTCCAGTCCCCCGAAGCGGGTGAACATACCCCGCGCCTGGCAATCGGCGCGCACATACCCGCACGAGGTGAATGGCGATGTCCCGTTCAGATTTCCCGTTCCGCCGGGAAGTCCGGCCGAATAGCCGCATCGGTAATACCGGGAGTACTTGCCGTTAACTCCGCCGTTCACCGCTTCCGCCATCTGGGCCGGCGTGGACGGAAACTGCCACGGGCACTTCCGCGCGATGCGTACCTGGGGCAGAAACACCCTTTGCAGGCTCATGCGATTGAGGGCCGTCAGGCGAAATGTCGATTCGTCGCTCCGGTCCGGCGGATTGCAGACTCCCTGAAATACCACGCTGGCTTCCGTCAGCGGCACGTTGTTCCGCAGATCGTAAAACAGTACGCTCACCGTGAGCTGCGCGCCCTTCCAGCCAACCGCGCGTTCCATCTCCGAGAAGTGCGAGTCGGCGTTGGCCAGCAAAATCGCGATCTGTGGGCTGCCGTCGATGCCCTGGTCCGAAGCCGTCTGGATATTGAAAGCGCTGTGCTGGATCACGCGCGCTGCGTACGCATTCCCGCCCGCCCTCACGCTATGTGTCGACCAATGTTCCACGGCCCCGCTGGACAACACGCAGTCGAATACGATCAACGGCGTATCGGTGACCGGCTGCCCTTTTAGATCAGAGATGGCTTGCATAATAAATGTTCACCGTGGCCGAATGGCGATTCACGTCCATCGTCGTAAAGGACAACGTGTCGTCGCGCAGCCGTGCGTTCTCATAGCAGCCCCCGCTCGTGCTCGCCATGTAAAGGGAAGGGCTGGCTTGTGGCTCCGCCTGTAAGCCGTACACGTCGATCGCGCCTGGCCCCAGTTCTACTCCGAAAGTCACCGACGGCGCCGTGGCATCCGCAGTCCCGGCACACGCAATCCTAACCCAGCTTGGTCCAACCGTCTGCGCGTAGCGATTGCTCCCGATAAGCAGCGTCACCGTCGCCGGCGTCGCCGACTTTGCGTACACGCTGAAACAGTACAGATACCCGCCGGGCGCCGTCACCGTCTGCGACAAATCTTGCGCTGCCGCTCCGGCGTTCACCATGTTCCATGCATTGTTCCCGCCCGCCGGATCCGCAATTCCCCCGGTCGCGGTGAGGAACGGTCCACGATCCCAAACCGCATTGCTCAGGTCGTTGCTCCACCCCAGCAGGTTCCCCATGGGATCCACGAACGTGAAGCTATTCAGCGTCCCCTCGGCGGCGGAGAAGAACTGCTGCAAGGCCGCCAGTTCGGTGTCGCTCAGCGCCGCGTAGTTGAGTTGCCACTCCACCGTTTCCGCCCCCGGATCGGCCAGTTTGATGACCGTACCATCCGCCGCTCGGTTGACTAACGTTCGAAGCTGGTGGCGCCGTTGAAGCGGAAACTGGCTCAATGCGCCGGTGGCAAGTTGTGGATACACGAGCATTGGTTAACTCCGGTTTTCAATCACCGTCAGCGACGTCTTACCGCTCATCTCCGCCAGGGTGCTCAAGTCCAGCTCGTCGCCGGCGAGGCTGCAATTGGCATACTGGCTTCCGTCCCAGGGGTCCGTGAATGCAAAGCTTCCCAAACGTCCCTGGTTGTCCTGGAAGAACTGCTCAAACGCCGCCATCTCGCTCTCGTCCAATTCGTCCAGATTGATTACCCACTGGTGCAAGGGGCCGGCCGAGTCGCGATACCGTTGCTCGGTTCCGTCCAGGAATCGAACCGCCTGGTTTTGAAACCGAAGCGCCTTTGTGGCCGGATACTGCGCCACCGCGCCGGTCTTGAGTTGGGGAAATGTCGCCATGTCAGAGGTCGCTCACCACATCGTTCAGGGAACTCAGGTTCAACATCGCTGAACGCACCGCCTGCGCGATTTCGCTGCTGTGGTCCATGAACCACTGCGCGTCGCCCGGTTGTGAAGTGTGCAGTGCCGCAGTCTGCAGCGCCGCGGTCTGCGCCGGCGCCTCGGGCTGGCTAGTGCCCGGTGGTGTTACCCCGTTCGTCGGCGTCGTCGTACTCTGCACTGCGTTTGTTGGCGCTGCCGCCCCGTCCGGCGTGGCGGCGTATGCCTGCGGCGTGCCCATTTGGTCGAAGCCGTCTGTTCCGCTGGCCCCGCTGCCGGTGCCGTGGTTCGTCGTCGGCGTTGCCGTCGTGCCTTGCAGTGCGTTTGTTAACGTTGCCGCCCCGTCCGGCGTTGCCGCGTCTGCCCGCGGCATGCCCATTTGGTCGAAATCGTCTATTCCGCTGGCTCCGCTGCTTGTGTCGCCTTCAAACTGAATGGAGTCGGGCATGGCGAACTTGGTGAGTACGTCCGGCGCGGCGTGGCCTCCCTCGAAGAGCCCGATGATCCCCGCGATCATGGGCACCAGGCCCAGCCCGCTCTCCAGCACCGTCGTGGCGACGGACTCCGCCGTGATGCCCGTGTTGCCCGTGGGCGTGGTGTACGGCGTGTTTGGGTGGGGGTTTCCTTTCGGCGCCGTGTCGGTGCTTCCCTCACGGGTGCTGGCCGAGCCTGTCAGGCTGTAGGCCTCGGCTCCGAGTTCGTCCGCGCTCCTCTGGTTCCCCGCGGCCTCTTCGAAGAGCCGCAGTAGTTGCTCTTGTGTGGTGTCGGCCATGGTTACATTTCGAAGGTGGCGAGGATGTCGGCCGATGTGAGGGTCCGGAGCGTTGGTGGCACTCCCGGCGGCGCTGGTGGCCCCGCTTTGAATTCGTTAAGCATGTGGTCGGAGTGCTCCTGGTTGATTTGGTCGCTCGCGATCAGCGCCCATCTCGTGCATGCTGGCCAGTACAGCCTGGCGCATGCCAGTTGGTAGCCGAATGACGCTTCCGTGTGATCGGTGAGCAGGAATGCGGGCGCCGTCGTGCCTGGCGTGGCGTCCGCCGGCCGGATGCCCATGTAAGCGTGGTCTTCGCTGCTGAGCGCGCGAGCGATCGCGCGTGTTTCGGTGGGTGTCATCTTTTTCTTGGCTTTCTCGGTCTTCTCGGCGGTCGCCGGTACTAAACACGACGACCTAATTGTTTGCGCATCGACCGCTTGCTTCCGCGCGCGGCTCCGAACAGAGCCGCGACCGTTAGGGAGCGCAGGCGCAATTACTTATGACGCAGGCCTGCGCCTCGTCCTGGGTACTGAGCGGCTGCGGTAGGAATTGCTTTCGCGGATGTCTGCTGGCGCTTCGGCTGGCGTTTCATCGGTCTACTCCCTTGGTCGTGGATGCTCATTTTCCCTTGCTCCGTGGCGTCCGGAACTTGCCCTGCGTGGTGCGTGCGCTGAACTTCATGTGCGCGTTTGCCTGGATCCTGGTGTTGAGCTTCGCCGCCTCCGCATCGTCTGCGTTGGTGGTGGCGTTGGGGCCTACCACCTTCTCCCTCGCCGCCGCGTTGAACCTCTCAAGCATTGTGTCTTGCGTTGTGTCGTCCATCATTCGTCTCCTCTGCCAGTTCTTTTTCCAGAATCACGAACGCCTCCGCCTTTCGGGCGCTCAACTCTTCCCCATCGAATGCCCGCAATCGCCGCCGCACGAAGAACTCCTCCACCAGCGTTTGGCTCTCCGCCGTGATATACGCCTTTGGGCATGTTTCGAGCGTGACATTCCTCCGCGCCCAAACCACCCGTCCGGGCGCGCCGGCGTCGGCCGGAAGCCATCCGCAGCGCCGCTTTCCCTCCAGACCGGACTTCCGGCAAATGTCGCACTTCCAACCGGCCTGGTTGGAGAATTCGAAGTGGAAGGCGACCATCAGTTTTTTCGTTCTGCCGCGCTCAGCCCCGTCTGCGCCCGCACTACGCCTACTGCCTCGCGCAGCAGTTCCTCCGGCCCGTCCTCTGCCAGCGACTCCGGCGTGGCTTCCACTCCATCCAGCTCCAGCCCCGCAATCGCCCGCAACCCCCACTTCACATAAAGACGGTCGATTTCCACCCGTAGCAGCGCCGCATCCATCTTCTCTCCCAAGCCCTGGCCCGCTTCCAGAAATTCCACCTTTCGGGCCAATTCCCGTACATGCCGCATCAGCTCCGTCCGTCTTCCGAACGACATCTTCGCGACAGTAAACTTCACCCCAATTGCCACTCGCGACTCCACCACCGTTACGCTGTCATAAGTCATCAGTTCCCTGCTCCACCACGGGCTGCTTTCATTCTGACTTCCCTCTTCTGACTTCCCTCTTCCGACTTCCCTCTTTTGACTTCCCTCTTCTGACTTCCCCCACTTCCATATCGCGAAGCGATATCCAGGGCGCTGCCCTGGAGCCTATCCGAATGCCACCGCGATCTCGTTGTCCGCCGTCCCCTGCGCTCTCGACGGCCGGAACTTCCACTGCAGCCGGTTCTTGCTATCGTCGAATTCCGGTACCACCGGGATCACGCTCTGCAAATACACCCCCACCAACTGGCCCTGCGATTCGCCCATCTGGAACATCACGCTGATGGGCGATTGCTGCCGCGCCGCCTGGTACAGTCCCTGCGTGTTGGCGTCATCCTGGCTGATCAGCTCGAATGCCGCTGTCGCGGTCCGCTCGCCCGGAGCAATAGCCCTCGGCAGGCTCGACCCGAATTCCCTCGACCGCGTGTCCAATCCGTTCTTGAGCACCACCGAAGCCGCGGTTATGGTGAAGAACTGCGTGGGCGAAGTCCCCAGCCACGCTTGGCCCAGGTTGCCGGGAACGATCGTGTAGTCGAACCCGCCCAGCGTCGGCTCTGCCGGAAAGCTTTGCAACTGGGATGCGCCGCTGGTGCTCCCGCCGAAACTGCTGCTGTCCACCACGTCCTGTGCCTGTCCGCTGAAAAGGAATTCATGGTAGTCGCCGTTCAGGGCGATCTCCAACTGGTCTACCGCACCCCCGCACAGCAGCCGCTGGGTCGCCGTGGTTGGGCTCCAGTAGTCGAATATCCCCACGCTGGGCAACTCCGTGGCCGGAGAGTACGTGATTGCCGCTCCCACCGGCGCGCCCGCCGCCGGCGGTATCGTGAACGGCGCGTTGAGCTGGACGTTATTGGCATCCACAATCGCCGCCACGAACCGGATCTCGCCGCCACAGCTCACTGCATGGCCGGCCTGTAGCCCGTGCGCCCCCGCAAATCCCAGCCTTCCGGTCCCCGCGCTGGCCGCCGCAGTCCCTCCGGCGAAAAATGCCGGGGCCGCGCCCAGCGCCGCCTGGAACAGTGGGCCGTAGCTCGGGCCGCTGGCCGATTGCTGCCAGTTCGTCAGGAACGTCCGCAGTTCGAAACTGGTTTGCCGTCTGCCGCCCGGCGGCAGGCCCGCAAACGTCCGGCTTCCCGTCTTGTCTTTCCGGTCGGTCACTTCCAGTTGTTGCTTGATGCTGAGCTTCACCGCTGGAATCCGGTTGCTCGCCGTAATCGCGGGAACCTGTCCATACGCGCTTTCGAGCGCCGTGTAGAACCGGTTTGCGTTAGAGGAAATATAAGAGGCCATACTAGTTTCTGCTCACTCCAATCTCGAATGTGATCTTCGCCACCTGCATGAAATTCTTCCCGCCGTGTTTCACCGCCCCGAACGCCGCCTGGTATTCCCCGCCATAAAACATGCCGTTCCCCCAGTCGCCGCGGTTCGCGTTCAGAACTCGCATCACCGCGTCCGCGTAAGTCTCCAGCCCGTCTTGCAGGCCGTCCAGGCGGTCCTGCGAATGCCGCACCTCGATCGCCACTTGTACGCTGCCCGAAAATGTCCGGAACTTCTCCACCAGGTTGTTGACGATCTTTTCGCAGTACACATTGATTGCCGGATACTGCATCGTGTTGCTCTGATCCGCGATATCCGGCGCGACATTCTGCGCGCGCACCTGCCCTGCGTTCAGGGCGCTGAGAGGCCCTCCACCCGCTGGCGTTAATGCCGCCAGGCCGGAATCCACGCCGTTCGCGCCGGTGATCAGTTGTATCACCCGGGCCGTGATCGAGCTTCCGATAGTGGTTGTCATCAGCCCCTCAAAATCATGCGCGGCACCGGCAGCATAGTGCTCGGCGATTGTCCCGAGCCTGGCGCACGTCCTCCGGTTGTAATCGTGTTCGGCTGCAGCCATGTCTGCGTGGCTGCGATCGCTGATCCGTTTTGCCGCCACAGCGCGCCGGGATCCAGCCCCGCATAAACGTTCCAGCCGGCGGCGCACGGCGGCGGTGCGGCCGGCTGCACCAGCAGCGTGCTTCCCGCGGTTGTGATGGCCGTCGGCGCCGACGGTCCACCTTCCTCTCCTTTGTTGTTACTCCACGCCATGGCCACATAGTAGGTTCCGTCGGCCAGGGTTCCCGGTGCGCTTACCACTTGCGGTTCCATTGCCCGCGGCACCGGGGACCAGGCGATCCCTATTCCCAACAGCAGCAGCTTCTCGTACGCCCAGTTCGCCCGCTCCTGGAACTGGTCGCGCTTCGCCGCGTAACGGTCGTTCAATTGGTTCGAGTATGCGTCCCGGTACACCGTCTCCAAAGTGCGGAACGTGTGCCACAGTCTCAGCGCCGGGGTCACCACCACGTTCCCGATCTTCGGTTGCCCCGCCAGCCAGAATGCCTGCGGCGCGCCTCTCGACCCGTTCAGCAGCGTGATCAGTTCCAGCGCCAGTTCCTCTTGCGCCAGAAACAGCTTCTGCGTCACGTCGATCCCTTCCACGTTCGCCACGTTCGGTAGTTGTGTGTCCTGCGCCGTCAGGTCTTCCATGCCCGAGGCGGGACCGTCCGTGAACAGAGCCATATCGCTCCTTAGTCCCCCGCGGATTTGGGTCCGCTCTTCAGCTTCGCTAAGTCGTCCGTCAGCTTCTTCAAATCGTCCGACGACACCACCGTCACCGACACCTTCGTCGCCGCCGTGGCTTCCAGTGCGGCCTTTTGCGCCGCGGCCTGCTTTTCATGGAACGCTGTGGCCTGGTCGGCCGTTGCCAGCTCTGCCGAGCCTTCTACCAACATCTTGGCGGCCACATGACGCGTGACCTCCACTGGCACTCCGCTCTTGCCGCCGTCGTCTGTTGCCTTGCTGATGATCACCACATACGGAGCCGCAATCGTCGCCTCCATATCGCGCATCTTCTGGTAATACGTCCTCAGATCCATTTAATCCTCCCTTGTGTTTCCGGTCAGGTGGGGCGGACGCCCTCGTCCGCGCGCGACCCCCTGGTCGCGCGCTTTTCCCCATCGCCAAGCCGGCACTTCCGCCAGCATCTGGGGCGAGACCCTCTACTGGCTCCTCGCCCCATCCTGCAAGCGAACCTACGTGTTTACCTGCACGCCCGACGTGTTCCGCAAAACGCCGCAGCCGTAAAGAATATCCACCGTGAACTGCTGCGCCAGCGTGTCCGGCTGGTAGCTCATCACCACCCGCATCCCGAAGTTGCCCAGTTCGGCATACTCCGCGATGGCGCCCGTCCCCGGCAGCGGTTGCGGCAGCCGCCGAATCACCAGGCCGATGGCATCCCTCGCAAACGCCAGGTTGTGGGTGGTCGTCACCGGGGGTGTGGCCGTGCTCGTAGTGCTCGGCACGTACTGCGATCGGAACACGAAGAAGTCTTTCACCTTCCCGATGGTTCCTTCCACCAGTGCGTGCAATCCGGCATCGCCCGCGGTCTGAAACTCGCTGAACCGCGGAATCTGCCGCCAGGCCGAATACGTCGCCGCGTCCACCACGATGAACTTCTGCGCGCTCGGCGGAAGCTTCGACAGGAACAACGCCGTCTCCGCCGCGTCGATTACTTGTTCCGTGATCGGCACGCCCGCCATGCCCACCGGTGTATTGGAGGTGAAGAGGCCGTACAGGCTGAGCAGGTCGGTCTCCACCTTCTGCGCGATCGCCGCCACCGCCGGCTGCATGTAGATTTTCAGCAGGTCCGGCACGGCCAGCACCTTGATCACGTCCGGAATCTGGAAAGTCGCTTCTACGTGCGTGTTGAGCACGATCGGGGCAGTCAACAGGGTTGGATTCTGCAACTGCACCGTCCCGGTATCCAGGAGGTTGTTTGCCTGCATCAGCGGCGGAATCGGCACGTTGATCGTGTCGCCGCCGTTCGCCAGAATCGGCTCGTAGTCGCGATTCACCAGGTTCCCCATTACGAGGTTCCCCACCAGCACCGGCAATGCGTCCGCCGCCACCAGCTTCACAATCGCGCTTGCGACGTTAGTTGAAGTAATTGGTCCCATTCTTTTTCCTTCTTTCTTTGTTCTTGCCGGCCACTGCGAACCGCGTCCGCTTGTCCAGCCGGTACTTCCCTACAGACCCCGAAAGGTCTGTGACGCCACGCGCACGATTTCTTCTCGTACCCGCTGCATCTCTTCCGGGCTCATACCCGGCCGGATCTGTTCGATGCTCACCGT